GCTTGGGGATACGACCAGCCGACCGGATTATTCGGGAACTGCCCCCTAGTCTTGCGACATACCGGCTACTGCTTTTCTTCCGCGCAGCCCCAGATATGGCTCTTACTATCGTGCGGAGTACGGTCTGAGGGAAAACAAAAAAGCCGTTAAGGATGTCCCTGGTGGTAGTTCCTTACCCGAAAGTAAGGACAGGAACATGCTTAACGGCTCAATCTGCTACCACACAGACAAAACGAATCTTACACAGAACCTTCCATCATGTAAATACTTCCGACGAATGGTCGATTAGAGATGTATAGACATATATTCCTAGTGTATATTCACCACTGTAGTACCTAACCTAAACCGGAGAGAACCATGAAACTAGATTACTGGGAACAGAAAGAACTCAGAGATGCGATGGGAAAACTCATTGAGAGAGCTGCTTGGGCCAGCAGGTCAATGTGCTATCGCAGTGCTTTGCTTGAACCTTATGCCTTCGATGACGTTGAAAAGCTCATGTCAGAGATCGAAGACTTCAAACAACTCTGGCTTTCAATGAAGCGTAAGGATGTTACTAAGAACATCTCTACAGCCTTTGATGAGGTAGGTATATGAGCAGGGACATCTTGATGTGCGCTTTGAAGACACTTCAGCGTGTACAAAAAGAATGTGACTTAGAACCTGATGGACTAGGTTACATGGTCACTGAAACTGTTTGCAGTTTAATCGATGCGATCCAAGATTCATGGAGAGGCATCGCCATGTACCCAGATGGCCGTATGCGTTCAGAAGACGCTGCTCGGTATCTTGGGCTGGCACCTAAGACGCTAGCAATGATGCGGTGCAGTGGAAAAGGCCCACGCTTCGTAAAGAAAGGAAGGATTTTCTATTTCAAAGAAGACATTGACGCTTGGCTTAATACGCATCGCATGAGCAAAAACAAAGGAGAAGCAAATGACTAATGCACTTGATCGCTTGCTCTTGCATAGGGGCAAGATGGAAGAGCACCAATGGTGTCGCTCTTATTACATTGACCAGATCATGATCGTTCCTCACTACACGAAGCAAGGTGTGTTCGTGCTACCAGGTGGGAAGGAAGTTCCTGAGCAAGTGCTTATTGATGCAGGCGGTGTTCGCACTGCGTCTTATCTATGGCCTCGCAGTTGGGCAAAGGAGATGACAACATGACTAGCTTTGATACAGAGTCAAGACGGTCTGCCATTTGGGCAACCGATGCTCGCAAGATCGCAGCAGGACGTTCAGCAGAAGTCTGGCTTGAGAAGACAGGGCAGACTGAACGGGAAGATATAAGCCACGTTGAAGCAGTGCAATGGGGCATCAAGTTGCAAGACATCATTGGCAGAGAAGCCAGTGCCAGGATGCAGATCGAACTCAAAGAAGCAGACTATGAGTTACGTCATCCTGAACATAACTGGCTTGCTTCTCACTTTGACTTTATCTCTGCTGATGGCAAGACGCTGGTGGAAGTTAAGAACTACAACCAGGCTAAGCGTAATAAGTACGATGAGAACGGTCTTATGCCGCCTGAGGACAAAGCACAGTGCGTGCATGAGGCTTTGGTTCATCGTGTAGACAGAATTGTCCTAGCGGTCTTATTTGGTGGTCAGGAACTGGTTCTTATCGATCAGCGTATCTCTGAGCAAGAGAAGAACGATCTCATGCAAGTTGAAGCAGAGCTATGGGGTCAGATTCAAACGCAGACTAAGCCTCAAGCACTGAGTGCAGAGGATGCTAAGAAACTCTTCAAGGTATCGACTGACAGTGTTGCATTCAGCAGCCTGCAAGTTGAGCAAGCCTGCCAGCAACTGAAAGCCATTAAAGATCAGATCAAGAAACTCGAAGAAGCAGAAGATCAGCTAGCAGGATTCATTCAAGGAAGCATGGGTGAAGCAGGCACCCTGCAATCCTTTGATGGCCGAGTGCTTGCCACATGGCGTTCTGCAAAAGGTTCTACAAGATTCGACAGTTCCCTTCTGCAAAAGGAAATGCCAGAGGTTTACCAACGCTTTATGCGTGACATACCAGGTTCACGGAGGTTCTTACTCAAATGAGTGCATTAGTCAATACATCACAACTTGACCCAGAAGTCATCCATTCCATTGTTCTTAAGGGAGACATGAGTGGCCTTAGCCAAGAACAAGCAGTCGCTTACTACAACTACCGATGCCAGCAAGTCGGACTCGATCCTTCAGCAAAGCCGTTCGATCTTCTTACTCTTAACGGAAAGAAACTGCTGTACGCAAATGCTGGTGCCACGCAGCAACTGTGCGCAGTGCACAAGCTGTCCGTATCGATCATTAACCGAGAGAGATTTGAGGGTGTCTATCTGGTATCTGTACGAGTCACTGGATCGGATGGAAGAGTTACTGAAAATGATGGGGCAGTCGAACTTGACGCAGAGCGAATCGGAAAAGCCAATGCCTTGATGAAGGCGACTACCAAAGCAATTAGACGAACCGTACTTGCTCACTGTGGATTGGGGATGCTCGATGAGACTGAGGTGGAGACGATTCCTAAGGCTGTCACTGCGCCGATGCCTATGCCTGTTGATACACCGATTCCAAAGGTTGCTCCAGCAGTCGAAGGTAAGTTCAAGGTGATGATTCCTGATGGTGATGGCTCTAGGATTTATTCAAGCCATGCCGATGAACATCAATGGCATGACAACTTCTTTGGTTTGATTGGCAAGATTGCTAGCAACACCAAGATCAGCACAGAGGAGAAGAATGCCAAGCTGGCAAGCCTCTTTCGGGTCAACGCAGAAATCTACGGTTCGTTTAGCGGGGTTGCAGCCATCGAGTTCAAAAAGCGCTGTCACGATCATGAGGTCGAGGCTTACGTCACAAAAAAGGTAGTGACTCTGGAGGCAGAGGAAGACGATCTGGAGATGGGCCTCTAACGCAGACGCAAGCAGTGCTTGAGCGGCTGCACCAAGGGCCGCTCACGCAACTGCAAGCCTATAGCGAGATTGGCACCACGAGACTTGCAGCCAGAGTCGAAGAACTAAGGAAAGCAGGACATGTCATCAACACCGAGATGGTGACATCACATAACGGCAAGACATTTGCCAACTACACTTTGATAAAGGAAAGAGTATGAGTACAACTAGAGGTAAATACGAAAACAAACCAGGCGAAGGCGTTCTATTTGGCGTAAAAGAGAAGCGCCATGAGAAAGGGCCAGACTTTGAAGGTTTCTACATCGTTGATGAGGAACTCAAGCCTGGTGATCAGATCAAACTGTCTTCATGGAAGAAAACTTCAGCCTATGGCGAGTTTTTCACACTGAGGGTTAACCGCTACCAGCCCAAGCCTCCAAGAGAGGTTGGTTTCTCTGATGACGTACCGTTCTAATGCTCTGCCCTCGATGCGCTGACAAGGGTGAGATGAATGACACGATCATTCTTGAAACACGCAGGCACCAGAAGAAAAAGCCTTTTACGAGCTTTGTAACAAGGCGTAGACGCTGTGTGGCCTGTGTGTTTAAGTTCACTACACATGAAATCATCAAAGGCGCTGATGACAGAGCTTACGATGCTGCACTGCGAGAGGATATGGCTTGAATGAGCTGGCTCTTTTCGCAGGCGCTGGTGGAGGCATACTCGGAGGACACCTGCTCGGATGGCGCACAATCTGCGCTGTCGAGTGGGAACCCTACGCAGCTTGCGTACTTGCCGCCAGACAAAATGATGGCGTTCTCCCGCCTTTCCCGATTTGGGATGACATTCAAACCTTTGACGGCAGACCGTGGCGAGGCCGTGTTGATGTCGTATCTGGAGGCTTTCCCTGTCAAGACATCTCCGCAGCAGGAAAAGGCGCAGGAATCGAAGGAGAGCGATCTGGAATGTGGAGAGAAATGGCAAGGGTGGTTGGCGAGGTACGACCCACATACGTCTACGTTGAGAACAGCCCAATGCTCACTACTCGAGGAGGAACCCGAGTTATTGCAGACCTTACCTCGCTCGGGTATGACGCGCAGTGGGATGTTATGGGAGCGGCAGACGTTGGTGCTCCGCACCAGCGAGACAGAATCTGGATCGTGGCCTACTCCAATGAGTTCAGAATACAAAGCGAACAAGAATTATCGACTAGGAAGGCAAAACGGATTGACTCAGGCTGTAATGAAATGGCCTACACCAACAGCACACAATGCCAAAGAAACGAACGCTCCGAGCGAATATTTGCGCAACACGCCAACACTTGCCGCGCAAGCTGGTGGGATTCTGAACCCAACGTGGGTCGAGTGGCTGATGGGGTGGCCGCTAGGGTGGACAGACTTAAAGCCATTGGAAATGGACAAGTTCCAGCAGTGGCTGCAACAGCATTCAATTTATTGAAGGAGCAATCATGGCCGTGACCGATTCAGAACGTATCCAGACCTTGAGAGAACTGAATGGCGAGCTTAGAAGCCATTGTGCAAGGCTTGAAAGCCTGCTTGCACAGCGAGATGAGTTCTTACGCTCTCTGTGTGATCCAGACTTGCTTGGCTATGCTGTTAATGACGAAGTAAGGCATCACGCTTATAACCTTCTAAGGGTGCATAACAATTGAGCAAGCTAGGTAAAGATCGCGGTGCCTCTTACGAAAGGGAAGTCTCTAAAACGCTCTCAGAGCGCTTAGGGACGAAAGTAACCCGTGTACTAGGGCAAGCAAGGGATGGAGGCTCTGACATCGATCTAGGGCCGTTTATGATCGAATGCAAGCGACGCAGGAAGATTGCACTCTACGAATGGATGGAACAAGCCATTGTTTCAGCCGATGGCAAGAAAATACCTGTCGTGGTTTGCAGGGGTGATGGTAAGAAGAGCTTAGCCGTGTTCTTGCTTGACGATGCCATCACGCTCATGCAGAATGAACTTTAGTCTCCACTCAGTCTGAGAGCTCGGTTACGCCAGAGGCAGGCGTTATCAGACAGCCTCACTGCCATTCTGTCCTCCTTTTGCTCTTCCCAACGAGCTTCCCCCGCATCCCTAGCGGGGTTTTTTTTGGAAAATCGATTTTTCCTGGCGGCGGGGAACGCTATCTCGATTTAGAGCGTGTAGGACGTTTAGCAGTCTTGGCAGACTCTCTAAACGCTTGCGCAGTGGGTGCGCCTTTGCTACCCACCTTTCTCATGCGTTCACCACTACCGCTGGCAATACGAGCACGTTTAGCGTGAATTGCAGCATATAGACCTGGTTTCATTTAACACCTCCATCTTCTTCGAGCAGCCTTACCTCTAGGGCCAGACCAAGACCGAGAACGAGCACAGAAACTCTTCTTCCTAGCCTTTTCTCTGGGTGTCTTAGGGTTTGGTGCAGGCGCTTGCAGATTAGAGCCTGTAGCCTTGTTATAAGCCTTCCTACCGGCCTCTGTCATGCCACCACCCTCTGCAACAGACTGGAAGTGCCTGCCTTTGCCTCTGGTGGTCTTAGAAATAGGGTTTGCCATGCTTACCTCATCATCATGCTTTCAGCTTGCCTGCGTCTTGTCAGCCCAGGTAACACTCTGCCAGCAGCCTTGTCCCAAAGCAAGCATTGCTCAGCAGCACCCGTCCAATCGTTAGCATCCACACGCTTCTTGAACGTACTGATTCTGTAGTTGCCTAGACCACAGTTATAGGCCCATGAGAGCACTGCTGCAAACCTTCGAGGTGATGCTTGCAAGAGCTTGGGTGAGAGTCTTACCAGCCCTTGACTGAAGTATTGGACATGCTCCTGAAGACGCTGCTCGGCTTGATCTTTTGACCACATAGTGCCTGGGCCAATGCCACTACCAGTAGAACCATAGCCAATAGTCCAAGGGTCACCACCAGTAGCGGGGTCAGGATAAGCAACACAATCCCCATTGGGAAGTCTGCGAGCATAGCCTTCAAAGGGCTTAATAAGAACCTGGATCGAGAGGTTGATCGCCTCATGAACGCTGGTATTTTTCAATGCTTCTGCCAACGAACCAGAAACTGATGACCATCATGAAGAGTGCAAAGTCATCCTCATCCCAACACTTCAGAATAACTTCATGCCAAGGCGCT